AGAAAGTAAAACTGCTTACTGCTCAAATCCGACGCAGCCGTCAGGGTAATAGTTTGTAGATTCTCTGAGAACGCCATGGTGGACCTCCTTACTGACCTTGCTCGTCAAGGTACTGCGAATAGAGTTCGGGGTTGTTCTGCATAACCGTCTCGAAGGCCTTTGCGTACGATCCACCCGACTTCGAAACACTCTCGCGAGCCATTCCGTCGAGTTTTGCGTACGCCGAAGCACCGTCTCCACGATTTGTCATGCCGGACCCCAACTCTTGGAGCAGACCGGCTGTCTCGATCGTTGCGCTGACTGACTTGAAGATGCCTTCGATGTCTTCAGCGATTTTGGGAGCCAGAACGTGAAGAGACTTGAGCATCAAGCCAACCTCTTCAGACGACTTGCCTGGCACATATGGAAAATCCGTTTTGGCCTTTTCCACAAACTCTTTGCGAAGTCGCTCATCACGCTCGACCTTCAAAGCCTTTTCGAGCTTCTCAGATTTTGCAACGTGCTCACGGTTCGACTTCCAAAGAGCGGTAATTTGCTTGCGCGCATTTGCTGGAAGAGCTTCGAGAGACTTCTCAATCTCACCTTCGTCAGAGAGCTTAGTCCCCTCGGACTCTTTGCCTTCTTCGAACTCATCCTGCTCTTTTTCCAGCTCGCCCTCATCAGAGAGCTTGGTACCTTCCGATTCCTTGCCTTCTTCGAACTCGCTGGCTTTGTCTAGCTCGCCTTCGTCAGAGAGCTTAGTCCCCTCGGACTCTTTGCCTTCTTCGAACTCGCTAGCCTTTTCGGCGTCTTCTTCCTCTTCTTCGGCCTTTTTGTATTCAGCTTTCTGAACACCAAAACCTTCCGCGAGAACACCCAAGGCATCGGCGGGAGAGATAGAGTCGGAATAGGCGTTGAGGATTTTCATCGCGCCTTTGATTGCTTCGGCAGCTTCGGCATTCTCGCCGAGCGCGCTGCTCTTTACGACTTGGTCAAATTTGGTGTCTTCGCTGCTAGGAGCATCGATCACCGCGTGCAGAATATCAGACATTTTAGTCTCCGATGACTTTAGGACGGGGAAACGCTTCTTTAGGTTGGCGCCCTCTGGCACCAAACTAACCTCTAAGGTCTCAACGTCAGTTAAGGCTGTGATAGCCATTTATCGTTCCTCTTCCAGTTCTACGAATTCGACTTGAGGCATACTGCTTTTGGCTGTCGCTTTTCGGTTCCCATAACCGCCTATGCTATAGGCGTTCAGCTCACCGTTTTTGACTTGCGCCCACTCAGCGTCCCCTAGCTTCGTCCCCAGCACCCACGAGCCTGAATGCACCACGTCATCCCCGAAGGGCATCGTGAAAGCTCTATGAGGTTTGTTGGCCATAGCGTTGGCGTAGTCTTCCCGGCTTGGATACGGAACCATGTAGGATTCCACCGGGTAGGCGTCGGCTTTCTCGCTATGGTCAAGCCCGATAACACGCGATTCCGCGAGCCATCTGTGGGCTGTTTCCTCAATAGCTTTTGGAGGCACCCAATCGTCTTGGGAATCTACTTGATATGGATCAAGCACAATTCCGTAAACTATCTGCTTCTCCGAGTCAGCCTTAGCAATCGGCACGACTAGCGATTCAGACTTGCCAGGAAGATCCTGACTGACACCCACCTGCTTATTTATCAGCTCATCGGTTGCGCCACTGTCTTCTTCTGCTCTACCTAAGATTCGCTCATTTTGTGCGTCTAGGTCAAGAAAGAAATGGCCGCTTCTTTTAAGTACCGAGTTGAGCTTACGCTCGATCTCCCCACTGTCCCCGAAACGACGCACTGCTTTTGGGTGGGGTAGGACGCATGTAGCCAGATCTCCCAGAGCGTTCTTCGCCACCCGACCGAGAGCTATAACCTCCCGCGGTTGCTTAGTTTCCACCCAATCAAGCTGCGTGATATCGACAATACAAACGTCGCTTTTCTCGACCCCCAACCTCTTCAGGTAAAGGTCTTTGAAAACCCGACCGTCCTGCCCGACGAGAAACTCCCCGCGTGCTTTGTCTACCGAATTAGGCTCCTCGACCACAAAAACAATCGGGCTATTTGGCGAATGAACCGCCAAACTACTCTTGTTGAGCTTGCGGAGCTTCGCCTTTTCGACCTCTATTTGCTTCGTGGCTTCTCTCATTAAGTCGCACGATGGGCATTTTATACCGCGTTGCGTCATTTCCCCCATCAACATCGAAGCCGTTTGGACGATGGTGGGTTTCATCTCTGCGTCACGCTTGTGGTCCTGGTGCCATTCGTCCAGATATTCCCAAGCCACCTTGATGTCTCGATCGCTCATTTGTTCGATAAACGCCTGAGTCATTTGAGCCATCGCCATCTTGGCAATCATCTTCGCCCCAGCCTTGGCGTTGCGTCGTCGCCCACCGGCTGTGCCCCTGGCCGCCTGGTGAATCTTGGCGTAGGCCCAGCCTGGTAGTTCCTCTTTAGCCAGCTTTAGAGCCTCTTCCATGTACTCTTTGCTGGCCTTCTGAACTCCTTTTTGGTCTTCGCGCCACTCGGCTATAACCCCCTCGGCCCACTTACGCCCCGCATCGCCGCCGTAGAGCTTCCAGGCAATCAGGCCAGGGCCCGGATAGCCTTTATCGCTAGAGTCGCGGTTGGCTGGGGAGACGGTCAGGTCTTTTTCATGACCGGCGAAAAACGTCACCATATCCTTGACCGTTTGGATGGGCAGGGATTTGCCGCGCCGAATCATGCCGCCGATTTTCGTATCAGCATCGCTCCGGTTGTACTCGCTTTGCCAAGAAAACCCCTGCTTGACCTCGCTAACAACAGATTGAGGGGGCTTATAACTCTTCTTCTCGAACCGAGACCCCACTTGGCTGGTAGCGATCCGAGCCGCTTGTTCTTCGTCCCCCGTCTCTTCCAAGACGGCTTCGAAAATCTTATCCCACTCTTCAGGCTTTTGAACTCGCTCAAGCATCTTCAACCTCCTCGCCGCCAACGGTTGGTTCTTCGTTGATGACTTCTTCCTCAACACCCTCGTTGTAAAGCTCGTCCTCGTGGGCCTCTTCTTCAGCAGGACGCTCGGTTACGAGGTCCGCTGGGGGTAGGTTCGCAAAATCGCGAATCCACCGCTCAAGCCCATCGTCAGGCGTGAGAAGCCCAGCGCTAGCCAGGCCAGTAAGCGCCGCGCCAAGGTCTCGAACGTCTGGGGTTTCGATGTCGCTGAACACCAGCTTCGGATAGCAATCCGCTTCATGCCACCCGTTGAGCCGCATGAGCGGAGCGATGGCTTGCTCGTTGAATGTGGTGGCGATGGTTTGCAGATACGTCCCGAGCGCTTGCGCAAAGAGCGTGGTTTTGCTCGAAGCCAAGGCAAAAGAGCCGTGCGCGTCCATGCCGAGAAGAACAAACTCCCCGAGAACAGATAACGCGGTGCGGGATTCGTACCGCTTCACGATCTCGTTAACGTCCAGAGGTCTACGCCCACCCGAGCTGAGCAGGCTGAGTTTGAAGCCGCTGGCGTTGCCGTCGATGTCCGTTTCCGAGGGGATGACCACACCCTCGTACTCATCCCGGCGAATTTTCTGGATCATATCGCGGAAGTCATCGACCACCGCCTTTTGCGCTGCCGTGGCGTTGCTAGCTAGAAGCTCTAGCGGCACCTGCATTACAGGTAAACCCGCGAGATCTCTCTCAATTCCAATCGCCTCGATTTCTTGGATACGCTTACAAAAAAACCAAGACCGATAGGCGTTTCGTAAAATCGACCTCCCTTCTGGGTTATTTTTGTGGCTCTCCGTTCGAAAGTGAACACACTTCTCGATGGGCAAGAACGTGAGGTCATAGTTGGGCGGAGCCATTTGCCACATACCAAGGGTCTCGCCCTCGTCAGAAAACTCCCACCTGTAGAGCGTGTCCTGTGCCCGAATACCGAACTTGCGCCAACCCAAACGACCGTCTCGAAAAATGCTGTTGGTCTTGGGGTCTTTCGTGTGCCCGCCTCGGATTTTATAGAGCGTTTCGAAGTACGCCCAGCCGAAGGGCAGCATCGATAGGGCTTCGGAGAGAAAGTCTGGCCAGCTCACCGACATATCCGACAAGCATTCGTTGACGAATTGCGCGTAGTAGTGATGTTTCTCGGTCTCGCCCGTTGGCTGCACCGTTGCCTTGGTTTGTCGAACGAGCGTTTTGATAGCGTAGAGAAGAGCCCCGATGACAGGATCGTTATCCTTCATCTCGGTGTAGATCTTGACGCCTTTGGTGCCTTCGAGTTGCCTGAGCCACTCCTCGTTGATTAAGCCACCCTGGCGATTAAGTCCCGTAACGCCTAGGACGTCTAGAACGTTATAGTCATCTATCTTCTCATCCATCGCTATGCTCCATACCCAAATTGTTTGGCTTGATCGGCTGTAAGGGGTCGAACGCTACATCTGCAATTGATAATCTCGCTAGCGTCGGCACCGGGATCGCCGGGATACTCTAAACTCTCGCCCGTTGCCGGGTTTACGAACGCTTCACCAGTCGGGCGGATCTGCCCGTCCAGCGCATCATGTTGTCTATCACCAGAGAGACCGTCTGTTTCAGCGATCCACATCCAGTACTGTGTTCCTAAAATCTTCCCAGCCTCGACTCGTCCCCGATTTCGAGCCTGGTTGATTTCGGTTCGTGCAATCATCCGCGCCCGCGCTGCCAATCCGAAAGACGTGAACCGTTTACCTAGCGGCTTGAGCGCATAAGGCGTCTCTGCCGCAGACGATACCGTGAGCCAATTTCGAAGCCGATGCGATATCTGACCAATCGACAACTCTGGCTCGTCCGCGTACCAAGTCCCGAGGGCTCGGCCCACCGAACGGCGCATCTCTTTGCGAAGGTTTCGTGGTATGCGTTGCAAGAGAACCTCTTTCTCGAAGAGGTAGCTGTCGCGCATAGCTGGGGTGAAGAGCCATTTCGAGCCCGCGAACTCTCGGCCACTGTCCACAATCTGCCGAACACCGTAGAGCATGACGATTTTCAAGAGCTTCTCTTCGTCCCAGTCGTCCTCAGCCTTACGAACCCGCATCAGAGCCTTGGGCCCCTCCGAGCGAAGCTCTTGGATGATTTTTCGAATGTGCTTCTTCGCCTCGGCTTTCAGATAACTCTCTAGCGCTCCCGCCATCGCCTTGGCTCTCGATGTCACGATGCGCCGATGTCGCCTCGATTCCCCGTCGAAATCGTCCTGGCTGATCGTCTCAATCTTCCGAACGAGCTGCCGCTCATGACGCGGTGCGTGATGCGCGCTGCACACTCGCATCAAAACCACTCTTTCGGGACGTAGTTGGATTCGTTATCAACGCGGATATTGACCGTAGAACGGGAATCCAACTCTGTGATTGCATAGACCAAGGCATCGAGTCTGTCGGGGCTCTGAGGCATAAACGTGGACGAGTACGAGCAGAGTTGATCTTCGAGCTGAGAGTAACCTCCGACGTGGTGGCATCTGCCCTGCTCGTATCGACTAGCGACGGGCTCAGCACGGGCGAACTTCCCTTTGCTGGCTCGAATAGCTCGGTAGGAGATACCAGAGTCGATTTGTCGAATCACTTTTTCCACAAGCTCGCCCCCTTGGTTCACTTCCGCCACCACTCGATCTGCCCCTAGCCGGTGGTACGTATCGACCACCAGCCGAGCCCACCTATCCACCGACAAACGACCGCTCAGATCTTCAATGACGTAAAAGTCACCGTCTTCCCCGAGCCCCGCAACGATGATCCCCGTCTCATCGCTCCCCCGTTTCGAACTCATCGCGGGATCTACCGCGATAACAATCCGCGTCAAAACAGGGGCTTCTTCAACCCGCCCGCTCTCGATGGTGGCCCTAGTCCATAACGCCCCAGGGATCTCATCGATCAACTCAGCATACAGCTCTTGGCGACCGAGTGTGGTCTGGTCGTACTTATCGAGAATGTGGTCGAAAAAACTACCGGCCAGATTATCCTTGTTGTCGAAAGTCGTTCCTCGCGTCACCACCACCTTATCACTTTTTATCAAATCTCTGAGAAGTTGAATAGGTCTTGGTGTGGTGGTGACCACGCATTTAGGATCTCCAAGACGCAAACCAAACATCAACTGGTCCCACGTCTCGTATGAGTACGTCCATGCCGCCGTCTCATCACACCAAGCCGTGTCGTGCTGTGGGCCTCGAAGCTGATCTGGCTTCTCTGACGAAAACGTCTGAGCTATCGCACCGTTCGGCCAAATAATCCTACGCCGCGAGGGCTCGTATATCGGCCGCTCATCCGGTGGACAGCACGCGAGTAAACCACTCGGTCCATTCACCATAACGTCTCGAACATCGGCC